ACAACTGGAACATTCCTAAGAATGTAGGTGGTAGGACTCAACTTGTGCTTGTCCAGTGCTTGCAAAATCTTTATTCTCTTGTTCAATTCGTTCACCCTGGAGGAAGGCACAGTTTGGATCTCTTCTTTTAGCTTCCCTAACATCTTGGGTACGTTAAGATTGGAAAGAAGGACCTCAAATGCTTTGCCGCCCTTTATTGGCCCGTCAATGGACATCTGGCCATCTCGGCTGATCCCAGTGTTGCCATAAAGAAGGTCGGTAAACTTCTGATCTGTCAATCCTAGAAGAGATTTAATGGCCCCTTCAAAAATAGGATTTGGCATTGGCTCTGATAGCTGTATGTGTGACCACTTCTTCCCCTCTGGCCCACCTGTTAGCAGATAGTCGAATAGCCCACCTTTTATTGGCGCAAGATCCTTACCTCGAACTACCATAGATGGATTTGCCAGAGGTCCAGAGCTTAAGGACTTTACGTGGGCATCTGTCAGTGGTAGAAGTACAAGTTCATTCCCCTCTTTGTGAACATTTATTCCGGCACCCCGGAGGTAGGACATGAACTTATCAAAGGTAAATGGGGTCCTTGGAGGTGGTAGTGGTTCCCCTGACTGAATAGCATGCCAATAATCAGAGTTATTATCAGACTTGTAGGTAGCCATCTCTCGAAGGTTTGCTTTAGCACCATGGGCTAGTAATGCGTAGAGCCCCAATGCCCCAAGAGCCTGACCACCCTGGTATCCGCCACGTGTGGGCATATGATTGATGTCGTAGTCATTTCCCTTGCCGCGGGCCATAAGCTTGGAGCCTACTTGGTGCTTCAACTTGAGTATGTATTGGGGTCCAACTAAAACTGGTCCTAGAGGCCGTTTAGTTTCTGGGTCGTAAACTAGTTCCTTGTCGGAAATCTTATTTTTCTTTAGTAAATCCTCTACATGGTCTACGTAGTTAGTGTTTGAGAAGTTATGGACCAGCATTCTCTTTCCATCCTTCTCAGCTACTTTGGCAGCAGCTGTCTCCAGAATTTGCCCGAGATTTACTCGGCCAGGAACACCTGCAGGATTGAATAGTAAGTCCAGTGGTCTCTCTTTGCCATTTGCGTCCATAGTAAATGGCATCTCATGATCTGGAAGAACGGCAGTTATAACACCCTTGTTACCATGGCGCCCCACTAACTTATCTCCAATCTGGGACGGCTCCATAGTCTTTACATAAATAGTCACACCTTTTGGCGTCTTCACCACATCTAGAACCCTGCCCTCGTAGTCCTCGTCCCAGCTTAGGGCTCCGTTCTTGTAAGGAGCAATCCTACCGCGGCTAATTCTCGTCAAGAGCGCGGCCTCCCTGGCCATATCCCTACGCTTTAGCGCAGCGATTAGAACATCCCCACGGGTAACAATTTGTCCTGTTTTGATAACTCCATCATCATCCAACTTGTCAGCCAAATTGGTTGGTAGATCCTTTCGACGATAAGCGATGAACCTGGACTTGCCCAAAAGGATGTTCTCGTCAATCTGCATATCCATACGGTGCATGTGGTTGCTAGTCAACTTCTTTGCAGCACCCTCAGATATGACGATGCCATCCTCAAAGTTGTAGCCCTTGAAGGGGAGATAGCCTACATGGAGGTTGGTACCTAGGGAAAGTACTCCACCCTTAGTAAAGTTGTTGTCTGCTATTACCTGGTTAGCCTTAACCTTGTCACCCTTCTTTATCAGAAGTTCTGAGTGTAAAAAGCTCTTGCCGTCGTTCATGGGGTAGTGCTCGTAGAGAGGCACTTTGTACGACTGCTTATCCACCCCACGAATGGTCACGGCATCCTTGGAAATCTTCTCTACAACTCCCTCTACTGGGCTGGACCCAGCAAAGTATTTCCCCAGTACCTCCTCGAAACTCTGAGTTTGGGATGCTCCAGTCTGTATAAGTGGTGGCTCCCTATGAACCAGGGATATGGCTTGTTCCTGCTGTCGGCTCCCAGTTACTGCTCGGTTGCCCATATTATTCTGTATAAATGGAATTAGGTTAGCTGCCGCGCTAAATAGGCCGAGAGAATTCTTGAAGACATATCTGGCAGAGGATAGTGGAGCTTCATCTAGATTACCCCTATGAGCCATCTTGATCTTAGCGGAATTGGCTATAGGCTTCCCATCCTTCCAAGTAACTTGATCGGGGAATACAGTTGGATTCTCGTAGACATCCAGGGGCTTAACATCTACGTCCTTACCCTCTTTCATATCGTAGACGCGGGTAACCAAATCAGTGCCAACCTTGCGTACTCCCAACGGAAGGGAGAGGACAGCTCCAATCCTTGAGTTCTCAGGGGTCACGATTGGATCCAGAAATCCGAGATGTGAGGGATTGATAGTCTGCTCTTCTGGGGTTATCTGATACTCACTACCAATACCGCCAGCTCCAAGAATAGTAGTCCTGGTTTGTCCTGTAATCATCTCCAATGGGTTTACCTGTTCGGATGGGACGGTAAGACCTACTGAACCAGCAGTAAAGAAGGTCTGTACCGGTCTATTGAGAATATCCATGGACATGATCCCCTGAACATTCAGCTTCTTATCCAGGTTAAGATATACACGCCGCTTGATCTCCCGACTCATCTTTCTGATTCGATCCGGAATAAAGTCCTCTATGGCATGTGTTCTCTTAAATGCCAGGCTGTGCATGTCATCCGGTGGAGTCTCATTTCTGGAAATACTCAACAGCTTCTGAGATGACTTTAGAAGGGTGTCGCCCTCTACTTTCTTGAAGGGGGATCCTAGTGTGATCTTAGTTGTCTCTGGGTCTAGCTCAGTTTGATCCATAGTATGGCGCAGGATAGTGATCGTCTCTTCATCCGAGGTATAGGGTTTCTTTGTCAAGAACTTAAATAGTTTCTTGAAATCAGTGGAGGGATTACCAACTTTATTGGCAGCTAGGATCTCCTTGCCCCAAGAATTTTCCAGCTGCTTTTCAGTAACTCCCATAGCTTGGAGAATGGGGAAGAGCCTGATATTAGATTCAGAGTCTCTATAGGACATGGTAAAGAGCCGTGTAGTTGGATCGAACTGAACATCAAAGTTGCCTACCCCACCACTACGGGATAAGTTGAACTGAGAAACCAGTAGCCCATTCTGCGCAACCTGAGAATAGACTCCGGGTCTCCTCAAAAACTGCGTTAGAGTTTGGTACTCAGTTCCGTTAAGGATATAGGAAAATCTATGTGTAATCTTGGGAAGGCTGACAAGCCGCATCTTAGGGAGTTTATCAAGTACCTTTCCAGTGGCAGTCTCTACCAAAGAGAGCGAGCCATAAACTGGTATAGCCCAGGTCTTACCCTGGAGTTTAGCCTCCTTCTGCTCAGGGAGATCCATATGACTCTTGTTATCTTCTATCCAAATCTTATCCAATTGGAGGGTGTTCTTACGGCCCACTATTGGGAATAGGCCCTGTATAGCTGGAGTCAGATTTTCCTTGAGCCTTTCGAATTGCTCCTTTGGATTTAGATGCGCCATTAAACTTTCTCCGAAGCTGGTATAAGAATATTGAAGGAAGGTAGTGTTATCTTCCCAGATGCAACATTGGAGGATCCGTGGATAAACCTCAGCCAGTTACGGCTGATCCCATGGAAGCCCTGACTAGAGGTCTGGAAGCAATACTCGGTATTGTCTTTGTGGAGAAGACTCCCCAAAGTGGTGGCGTAGAGAAGGAAAGCCGAGAGAATGAATCGGCGAGTTGAGATATTCCTATGGGCATTCGTTGCTGGTACTGCTACTGCCATAAGTCACGATCTCCTTGAAGTTTTGAAAAAAGGCGGTAACAATGGAAGCGGGTTATTTGCCAAGATTATGGAAGCCGTAAACGGGGAAGCATGATCCCCGTTTTTTAGATCAAAGCCCCACTTCTACGTGGAGGTTTGGATGTCGGCAACGGCTTCATATTTACTCCAGCCCCAAGAGCTGCCGGCTGCTTTGGGGCGGTTGAACCTCCCTTGGCTCCTCCCGCACTCCCACCACCTGCCGCATTTGGATCATTCATCAACTGCAAGACTAATTGCGCCATCTGTGGCATACGCTGCTGCAGTTCGGTAAGAACTCTGGTCTTCTCCGCGGGCTGCATACCTGAAATTCTTCGGGCATACTGCTCTGCCATAGAACGAACATCCATTCCTCCGCCACCTTGGGCATTCTCCCCCTCAGCACCTGAAACCATCTGTCCCTGAGCTTCTGTAGCCATCTTAGATTGATACTTAGCGGAGACTAAGCCAGCTTCTCCCTGAGCCTCAGCCTGGGCAACCATGAGACGCTTCTGGTACTCAGCGTCATATCGGAACTGCCCCTCTATCTGTTTCCTCTCCGCGACATAATCAAGGTTGAACTCGTCCAGAAGGGTTCTGTCCGAGACCTTATTCATTGTGGCCAGATTAACCAGCAGCTGCTTCTTCTGCATATCGTCGGCCATCTTGAAGTCAGTAAAGTGCATTGGAACCGTTGGGATTCCCATGAATAGGCTAATCTTGTCCCTAATCCATACCAGTAGTCGTAATAGCTGCCTACGGTACTTGAGAAACATATTCTCAATCATACGCAGCGAAACGTTAGACCCGGACCAGCTAGCTCCACCAAATACAAATTCAATTGGTACGCCCATACCAATAACTATTTGCTCGGACCATAGCCGAATTTCTTGGTGGAGAAGAAGAGCTCGTCCATCACCGCCTATGAGTTGATGCCCTATTGGGAGAGGCATAATAGGAATATGGTTGGGGTCAAACCTCCACCTAGCTATCTCCTCTTCTACCTTCGAAGTCCAGTTAGATAGGTCTACCAATCCGTATGGATCTCCAGTGGATGAGGAAGGCTGAGGGAAAAGAACCTCTAGTGGAACTATTCGCTGTTCAGCAATAGCTTCCTGGGCTTTCTTAAGAACCTGGAGATAGAAGACATCCTTAAGTACCGGCAGTGGAAGGGGGAGGCCCCATCCCATATCCTGTTCCGCCAAGTTGGGCCTCTTTAGATGGAATAGATTGTCCCTGCTAAATTGTATTGCCTTACTTAGGCGCAGAGCTTCAATAAACTCATGGGGGACTTTTTCTATAATCTCCGGCTTCCCAATGAGGATATCGTTCTTAAGGGTCTGCGGCATGTCATAGACATAGATCGTGTCACCAGTGATCGTATTGTGATGCAGCCCCATATTCTGAGGAGCCCACCGGATTAGCCTGACTCCCTTGAGCGATCTCTTATGCCGATCCAGGACCTTGGAGGGTCCTATATAGCCGCACTCAGCGCAGACAATTAGATACTGGTAATCCCTGAATTTGTACTCCACATCTGAGATAGCCTTGACCTTCTCACAGTTAGGGCACTTCAGATACTTTGTAAATGGGAAGGAGATTGAAACAAAGCAATTTCCATAAGTGAAATAGTCAAGCCCAACCCCAACAGCAAATGCCAGGAAGTCTAGGGTATCCTCGAGGATAAACTGCCACCTCTTCTTTAGATCCTCCTGAGGAGTGTCATACGAAATTTGTGTGATCGGATACTCAGCCATCTTCGTAACAACTGTGTTGATAAGTGGATTAGTGAGAAAATAATACATGCACCACTTGAACATGTTCTGCACGGACGTCGGAAGATAGGTCTGGCTGACGTCAAAAAATGGCGAGGGGTATCTTGTTCCACGATTTTGCCCATCAGGGGTTCTGCCCCTATTTCTAGCGAAACGTAACCCAGCGCCAGGTCCCGCTCCTATTGATCCTAAACCAGAGGACATCTAACCTCCCTGCTAGTCAGCTAGTCTGCCGATGCGACTCCCTACAGCCTCTCCGGCTAGACCAGCCGCCACTTGGCCGACGAATGGCAGTTTGGATCCCGCAAGGAATCCAACAGTGCTCCCGAGGGCTCGTCCCATGGTCCGGCCTTTTTTACCACGGTACTCCTCAGGATGCTTGCGAACATTGTACGCTGTAATAGCTGGGTCTGCAACAGCTAGGGCACTTAGACCTCTTGCCCAAAGTGGTCCAGTCTTCAATCCAGATTTAAGCCCATGCTTCGCAGCTCGTACTAGATGGCGCCCTGCTGTAGCTATTCCCTTTGATGGATCCTTAGAAATCTGGCGCCCAATAACTTTGAAGCGCTTTCGCTGCATTGGTGTAGCCACCCAACCAGCCGGATCCAGAGCCTCTTTGGTCAGAAGTTCTAGTTCAGCACGCATCGATCCATAGCTCATAGTAGGGCTCTTGCCTGCAGGTTAAAGAGTTTATCCTGAGATTGGGCATACGCTTGTGCCACCACTAGCCTGAAGGCTTGTACATCCGGAGCCACTTCTTTTAGCTTGGTAGGATCAAATGGGCTAGAAGTAAGTTCTGTATATCGCTTAAGAACATCTTCAGGTATCTTGCCCAAAAATATTTGGCCAAAATCTAGAGGCGGAGGTAGTAACTCTACGCCCTCTTCATCTGCAATGGCTGATACATACCTAGCTACCTCTTCATCAAATTTCTTTATATCCGGCCGAAGCTTTCTAGCGATGTTAATAGCGTTGATCATCTGCCCAAGAGTCGGTGGCTGCAGGATATCGAATCTAGCTATATTTCCATTTACGGACTGTGTTACCTTTTCAAATACTTCCCAGTCCCGCCAGAAGGAGTCAACCATCAGGAGAGTTTGGATAGCGGAGATCTTCTCCTTTATGAGAGTTGCCACATTTGTCTTAAAATCCTTCTGGATAACTACCCAGATAGAGTCGGGCATCCAAGTAGGCCAGGAAGGACCGTATCGCTCCAGCAGAAAGGAGTGGAGGATAAGAGGGTGCGTCTCAGAATTTCTGAATAGGTTAGCTGGAGTCACTGGCTCGGAGGGTTGTTCAGGAGCCATGATGGTACCTTCTAGATTAGGTAGATCAGTTCGAGAAGGACCAGGAAAAGTTTCAGCTTGATCTAAGACTGGAGCAGTCTGTGGAGCTGAAGATTTCTGGAGACTTAGGGCGAAGAGATTTTCAGATGGGGTAAGGGCCATCTATCCGGCGAATTTTCGAGTCTTCTTATATACGGAGTGCCCACCACCCAGAGCAGCGGCAATTAGGGCCTTCTTACCAGAGAGGCCAAGACCCTTAGCAGCTCCGCCTAGTAGACCTGCTTCGATTAGAGGGGTGGCAAATTCACTAGCAACTTGAGCCCTACGCTTTGTTCTTGCTATGATTCCGTCGCCCTGAGCGAGTTTCTGGAACTCTTGCTCAAATCCGGCGAGCAATCTATCAGAGAGCATTAGGCTCCTCCATGACGATGGTTAGTTCCACCAGTATGCATATCCGTGGCTACCCGCATGATTACCTTCTTCTGAGGGAGAGGCAGAGAATCAAAAACGGTTACTGGATCATTCTTGAACCCTTTAACTATCTCTTCGTCAAAATGCTCGTTTAGCAGTAGCGGGTTCTGAGCGAGTCTCTGGAGATCGGTGGCGGTAACTCGATCGTTACCATCAACATAAACATACTCGGCTACTTTTGCCTGCCCAAAAGTTGAGAACCAAGGATCCGGAATTCCCATAGTAAGATCCCAGTACTGGTCGAAGCCCATGCCTCGATCAAATTCTGCTAGAGCTGAAGCAAAGCGTTCTGGATGCACAGAGGCAGCTTTATCAAACATGGAGTCTAGAAGTGTTCGGCTATCCGTGTCATCCAGCTCCAGAAGCGCTTTTCTTGTCTCGTAAGCCATTCTGAGACTCGGGGCATAAGTAGAAGAGCCGTACCTTTGGAGAAGCTCGCTTGTCTCTACATCGTGGGCTGAAGCACTCTTCATAAGATTTACAGCCACCTCATGGCGGGCCTTAGGATGCATCTGCTTCCAGTTCTCATCAAAATACTCGCAGGCAGCTGCTACTTTCTCCTGTGAGTCCAGAGAGACTCCATCTCCTGGGGCAGCTACCTTGATCTGAGGAGAGAGACCACTGATATCTATCATGGACTCTGGCTTAGCACCTTTAGCTAATTCTACGAGAGGTGCTGGAGGTTCGAGCTCATGGAAGCGGCATCCCTCAACTAGATTCGCAGCCGCTAGTTTTTGAGCTGCTAGTGGCAGTAGATCCTTTGTGCTTAGAAAGTAGATGACCGACGTAGCTGTCATTCCTGGGTCTACCATTGCGAACTTTCGAAGAAGCTGCCCATTATCAACAGCGCAGAGGGCGAAGGCCTCATTAGGTAACGACCTCAACTTATCTTGTGGGAGCACTGACGAGTGTTTAATCAAATCTGGGGCTACATCTCCGGGGAACAACCGATGGATTAATGCTTTTTCGGAGTCATCGTTCTGGTCCAAAATGACACCTGTGTAGTTCATTCCTTATCTCCTCTGGCTAGGGTCTGCGCTCTAAAACATTTTATGGGACCAGCTTCCCAACTGTCAAGTCACTATGCAAAACTCTTGTTTCTACTGGTATAAGGCATTAAATGGCACTCGCCATTCTACATGAATAAGCCCCGAACGATGAAAAGGAGCACTAATGGGAAGCTTCAGGGACTTCTTAAATAAGAGGTCCACTCTGGAGGTAGATAGAGCACCTAGCAAATCTGTGAAGATACTGGAAGATGAGGAAGAGATGGACTACCGACCGGCTAAGGAAGTGGTAGTTGAGGCATCCTCCGAGATAATCCCGATTAATAAGCATGGAGCTGATTTGCTGATGCATAACATGGCATGCGCAGGTATTGCTGCCGCTGCCAGACAGACCTTCATATTCTTCAAGAGACTAATTCAGCCTTGACAAAGATGAGTCTAGTACTTAGACTCTCCCGGCCTCCAAAATATTTGATGAGGCGAGTAGCTAGGCTGACCAAATATAACCAGCCAATGTAGGAGGAATAGATGGAGTTTACAAGAAAAAAGGCAGACTGCGCTTATGTTGCCAATAATCTGTGGCTGCCTAAATCTAAGATCAACATACAGGCTACTAAACAGAGCCTCGAAGTCTATCCTACCAATGGTACGGTCTATGCAAAGGCTGGAATCAAATTATGGGATGAGTCTGTGGATCATCTCATAGTCCCCAAGTACTACATAGATCCTGTGGACTACGGTAGGTATGACTTTGAGTTTGTAAAGTTGGACCAAGTTGAATTTCCAAAAACTAAGATTCAGCATAGGGTGACTCCCAGGGACGCATCTCAGGCTACGGCTATTGAAACCCTTACCAGATCGGATCATGGAATCCTCAATCTGGCGTGTGGGAAGGGGAAGACAACTATAGCGCTGGCTGCTGCGGCCAATGTGGGAACGCCGACTATAGTAATAGTGAATAACCGTAGTCTAATGACGCAATGGGAAGAAATGGTTAGGAAGCATTGGAGTTACCAGGGGAGCATAGGGCGAGTGCAGCAAAGTGAGTTCGAATGGAAGCATCCAATTGTTGTAGCGATGATTCATACCCTAGCAAATAAGTCCAAGGAGTGGCCAGCGGAGTTTAGAAGATACTTTGGAGTAGCTATATTTGATGAGGTCCATCATCTATCAGCCCCGACATTTGTTCAAACTGCAGACCTCTTTTTCGGTCGCAGATGGGGATTGACTGCTACAGCCACAAGAGCGGATGGTCTGGAGGTAGCTATCCACCATCATCTTGGTCCCGTTATTTATAGTGATCTTGCACAGAGTCTCGTACCTGATATATGGTTCATATCCACTGATGTAGCTCCAAAGACTGCTCTTGATGCTACGCATCTTTTTTGCGATAGATCTGGCCTGGAGAATTTAGCCAAGATCAGGGGATGGCTTGGAAAACACGAACTTAGAAATAGGATAATTAGGGAGGAGATTAAAAAAGCACAGAAATCTGGAAGGAAGATTTTAGCGGTTACTCACTCTAGGGATCAGGCTGAGTTACTGCATGAGCAGTATCCAGGCTCTGGGCTGTGCACGGGAAAAATGAAGGCGGAAGAGAGATTGAAGATGGTTCAGGAACGTCCGGTAACATTCGCTACCATACAAATAGCTAGCGAAGCCCTGGATGTTCCAAGTCTAGATACTCTCTTCGTGCTGACTCCATTTGGAGATCATAACGCCCTACAGCAGTGCTTAGGAAGAATTCAAAGGTCGCATCCTGGTAAGAAGCAGCCTATGGCAGTAATCCTAGAAGACAATATAAGTTATTGCCACGCACTGTGCGGGAAAATGCGTCGGTATATGCGGGAGAAAGCCTATCCCTTCAAAAAGATAAGGAGATCAGAATGATTCTAAAAGAGCGCGATGGGTTAACTCCAGTAATATTTGGATGCGGGGGTAGGAAGTACGTTGGATTGGCTGATACTCAATTTGGGAATCCTAAAGCGGGACCATGGACAGTTCATGAGATCTACGAGATTTCCTCTATGAATCTCATGGTCCCCAATCCGTTCAATCCTAAGACTCCTCAAATGGTGACTCAGCTGCACGTAAATCCACCGGATTTTTCTGGAGTTCTTAAGAAACCATTAGATGTAATGTACGTCTCCACAGTGGAATGGTGGTATGGCCCAGACTCAAAGATATTGGAACTGATCCGTGGAGAAGCTGCTAGGAGTGTTGATGACCCGACTATCGAGAATTGAGGCATTAGGAACAGAGTGGGCTTCGTGCACCAGGTGCCCTCTCCATGAGAGGCGCATTGCCGACTCCAATAGAAAATTTGTATTTGGGGAAGGCGATATTAGTACTGACCTCATGATTATAGGAGAGGGCCCTGGTTCTGAAGAAGAAAGGACAGGAGCACCATTCTGTGGAAGATCGGGAAGACTCCTAGAGGGTATCTTGGAGGAGCTTAACTATCCAAGGGGGAAGGCCTACATAACGAATGCTGTCTGCTGTAGATCATGCGTGGAATTTGAGGATGATGGAAGAAAGAGGATAGCAGACCAATCACCAAGTAAAGGCGCCTTGGCAGCATGTCGGGAAAGATTGATGAAGCAAATATACATAGTAGATCCATTGCTAATCGTAGCTCTGGGAGCCATTGCTCTAAAAGCATTGGCAGGCCCAAAGGCCAAGTTGGCTCAGTGGCTTGGAGAGACTATATCTATCCCGGTACCAGGGCTATCCACCAAGAATGTTGAAGTGCAGACTGGAAGAAAAAAGAAGGTAGTTAGAAAGGAAGTGGTTCCAGTAACTCTCAACTATGCATGTCTGGTGACGTATCACCCCTCATACATATTGAGAAATATGAGTACGGACGATCACTCGGCTGATAGTCCAATGTTTAAACTTTTCAACCACCTCGAAAAGGCTATCGACTTGGTTAACAAGTACGAGAGTCTAGAGGGAAGGAGAGCGGTATGAGAGCTACAAGGAACATGCGAGCTGGCAGGATGACAGTAGTCGCTCAAGCTGATCACAAGGATAAGGCTACTGGAAAAAGGATAGTGGATAAAGCTATTTCCGAATCCAAAGTTCTTGGTCTTCGCGAAGGGGCTGCTACTGCACAGGTTGGGATAGGTATGACCAAGACAGAAAACTATAACAGCGTAAGGGTGGATATAACCTTTACGATTCCATGTGATCAGACAGCGGCCTCCCTGAAAGAGACTGTTGCCGAAATCAAAGAAGCAGCAGCTCCTGAGTTAGACAGTGCTATCAGCGAGCTGCAAGAGGCACTACGCGGCGTAAGACTAACTAGGGCTGAGCAGCCCCTTCTGGCAAGAGGAGATAGGGAAAGTGCTCCAGCAAGGCCTGCTAGGGAGGCTGGTGGTTTGAACTATGCCGACTAAAGGAGTCCATAGCATCAGTGCAGTAGGGGTCAATTTTGGGGCTAAGGGTGCCTTAAAAGAGATGCGATTTGACCTCACGTACTGTGATGGAGAGGACAACATGAAAGTTGCTAGTACAACTGAAGAGTTCTCCAGAATGCTAATGAACACAATAGCTAAATCGGGGGAGCTCAGAAAGTTAGCGGCGGAGTTAGTCTCAAAAATAGACGAGCTCGCTAATAAGGAGATGTTCGGTGCGGATCCTACTAGGGAGGAACAACTGTGACCACGCAGATATTGAATATGCCAGGGAAGGTATCAAATATTGATGGACTCCTTGGTCAGGCTAGGGAGGCCGCTAGATGCAATGAGGATGTAGAGGGAACGATAGGTGATCTTAGGTTTACCAGTCCTACTTCCGCGGAGTTCCAGGGAACTAGGGTTGAGCTAAGCCGTACAGCTAAATCCCAGCTAGGTACTATCTTTGGAGTTAAATGGGATAAGTGGTTCGGCTCCATAGATGGAGGTACAGTTCATTCTGAGATACGGAAGAGGATAGACCTTTCCGGAAATACAGATACAGAAAAGAGCCCTAAGAAATTTAGGCTGCGCAAGCAGGACGGAGTCTGTATGCTTCGTGCTGTTCTGAGTCAGTCTTACACACCGATAGATGACTATCCGCTTCTATCAAACATCCTGTCCTCCCAGGCTCTTAGAGGAATGCTGGTAGACAGCGATGTCCGAGTTCTAAGTAATC